AGCATCGAATACTGATATTGATCCACAGGTATTGTTCCGTGATATCTATGATAACGGAAATGATTTGTTTGAACCAAATTGTCTGCCATCAATCATTCTGATCTTGGCTGACTATTCCTTCAAGGCTACTCATTCGGTTGACGCAGAGATTCTTGTTACTGCTGCGATGACTGAGATTATGATGATTGCGAAATTCAAATGATAGAAGTACTCTTTTATTCTACGATAGCTGTTATTGCTGTTGTTATCCTTGACCGATATGGTAAGTATTGCTTCAGGCTTGGTGCATTATCTACAGTTGGTGCTCTGAACATTCTGTGTGAGCAATCAGATTCTGGTTTCATTTTCTATAACCTGTTGAACAATGCGTTCATTACACAGAACGTAGATTACGATACTGGTGTGGCTTATCTAAAGAATTTGTACCCAAACACTGATATTGTTGTGAGCATGGCAGCAAAGACCAGGGTTATTGATGAAAGTATTTGAGTACGTCAATGCTATCTGTGCATCGAAGGATAGTTACTGGGAAGATGGTGTATCTGAATCTGAGTATGAGCCATTCCTAGTTAACCGTGCTCTCTCGCATCATTATGATACTGTGATGTATGCTCAAGAAATGAATGCCAGGTCACATATCAGTGAGAAGATGCAGTATGATTTTCTTCGAATTGCCATTCAACCAAAGAAGAAGCGATTCGCCAAATGGGACAAGGAGAAAGACGAGAAAATTGAGTTGATTAAGAAGGCGTATAAAGTCTCTTACAAAACTGCAATTTCCTATGCTGCTATATTAAATAATGAAGATTTAGTGAATCTAAAATTATCATTATGTAAAGGCGGATTAGGAAATGCAAAATAATTATGCGTTAGATGTGTATGTAGAATGGACTCCGGAGCAAATGCTCGAGGTTGTGATTTCTGAACCAGATTCATTTCTGAAGATCAGAGAAACTCTTTCTCGTATTGGTATTGCTAGCAAGAAGGATTTTATCCTTTATCCGTCATGCCATATTCTCCATAAAAGAGGTAGGTATTATATCGTTCACTTCAAAGAAATGTTTGCGCTTGAGGGAAAGCAAAGCGACATTACCGTTGAAGATTTAGTTCGAAGAAATACCATTGCTAAATTGTTAGAACAATGGGGACTCTGTAAGATTCTCCAAGAAGAAATTCCAACTACCAATATGTCAAACATTAAGGTAGTTCCTTACAAAGAAAAGAGTAAGTGGACTTTCAAACCAAAATTCATGATGCTGACAGACCGCATTAAGCAACGTCAGCAGCAAGAATCGGGTGACTAATATGTTACCTGTACGCGCTCACCGAAAGGGAGCAAACTTAAACTTTACCGAAAGGGAAGAAAATGTCTGATTTACAAAAAGTGTTTGGTGATATCATTCGTAGTAGCGTTGGTATGGAAAAATTTATGGACGCGCATAAGCAAATTGCTGATCTTGCGTCGAAAGTAAATTCTCATTTCCCAGCATACAATATCAAGAAAGTTGAAGAAAACAAATATGAAGTAGAGCTGGCTATTGCTGGTTATACTATCAATGATGTTTCAATTGAACTTGATAAGAATGTTTTGTCTATTCGTTCTGAAAAACAAGATCTAGGTGCTCTTGCTGACTCGTTTGTCTACAAGGGATTTACCTACAAGGGTTTCAACCGATCATTTACTCTTGAAGATAATGTTCGCGTTGAAGATGCTGAGTTGGTTAACGGATTACTTAAGATTTATCTTGAGCGTCTTGTCCCAGAAGGGCAGACAGCAAAGAAAATTGATATTCGTCAATCATCAGGAAAATCTAAAAAGACTATCCTGAATGAAGATCTCTGATAAGTGAAACGTGGGCTGGTTAACTCCAGCCCATCTTACCAATGATCAATAAATTAACCATTTTCCCTGTTCTTATGCGAGACGATTGGTTGTTTCGTATAAGCGTGAGTGACTCAACTAATATAATGGTTATTGTCTTTAATGTTAAAGAGCCAAGTATTTTTATGATTCGCTACTTCTCTGAATCAGATGAAGCCATTGCATTTATTGATGAAGCAGCTGCTGGTAAGCACGTAGATTATTTCTAGATTGGATTCGTAATGTTTTGTTTAGACATTGAAACACTTGGGGTTGAAAGTACCTCTGTTATTCTTTCTGTTGGTATGTCTCATGTTTCTGATACAGAACCAAAGAGCTACCAAGAAATTCTTGACAATTCAATTTTTGTTAAGTTAAATGCCAAAGAACAGGTAGCGAATAATAGATTCGTTGATAAATCAACTGTTGATTGGTGGAATAAACAATGCGACTTCGCAAAGGAGCGCAACTATTACCCAAAGAAAACAGACTTCTCCGTTGCAGAAGGTATCTCTGTTCTTCAAAGATGGGTAAATGAGCGAGCGAAGAAAGATGATATCTGCTGGGTTCGTGGTAGTCTTGACCAGATGTGCCTCGATTCTCTGTTTAAATCAGTTGGCGCAGAACTTCTCTTTAGGTTTAATGTATATCGGGATGTTCGCACTGCTATTGAATTGTTATATCCAGAAACTGCAAAGAATGGGTACGTGGACGTTGACCCAGAATATTGCATTGGATTTGACAGAGACCAGGTACTCAAACATTCACCAGAACACGACACATCATTCGATCTGGCAATGATTCTGTTTGGCAAGAAATAAATTATTTTCTTTTCTTGATCATATCAGGTATACTTGTGCCTGATGTTAATTATTATGGAGTATACTATTGAATGATTCGTTTTATACGAACGTAGAAATCTTTGGTAATACCGTTATGACTCGTGAAGTTGTTAATGGTGCACGCAAACGATCCAAGGAACAGTGGCAACCAACTCTGTACATCAAAGATAACAACCAGGGCGAGAGCGAATACAGAAGTTTGTATGGTGATTCTGTGAAGGAAATCGTCGCTGGTAATATCCGTGAGACCAAAGACTTCGTCAAGCAATATGATGGCGTCGATGGTTTCGCTATCTTTGGTCAGTTGAACTTTACTCTTCAGTATCTCAATGACCGTTATCGTCATAACATCACGCCAGATATGGCTAACCTGTCTATCTGGTCAATTGACATTGAGACACGCACTGGCGATGAGGGATTCCCTAAACCAGAGACAGCGAACGAAGAAGTAGTTCTTATTACTCTTCAGAATGTAGCAACGAAGAACTGCTATACTTTTGGTAAGGGTAACTATGTGGGTGAAGATTCATCTTTCATCTCCTGTCCCGATGAGTATTCATTGTTGAAGCAATTCCTGATGTTCTGGGAGCGTGCTGACATTGACATCATTACTGGCTGGAACATTGAGTTCTTCGACATTCCTTATCTGATCAATCGCATCAAGCGTATCCTCGGTGAAGATGCGATGAAGAAGATGAGCCCATGGGGTTTCGTCAGTGCGGAGATGCAGTCTTATCGTGGCAAAGAAGAAATGTCAATTGATATCAAGGGTATCGCTATCCTTGACTACCTTGCTCTGTATAAGAAGTTTACGTACACAAAGCAAGAGAGCTATTCTCTGAAGTACATTGCCTCTGAGGAACTCGGTCATACGAAGGTAGATCTTCCTGGCGAATCTTTCAATGATAACATCGATCAACATTGGAATGAGTTTATTCATTACAATATCGTAGATACGCAATTGGTTACCGAACTCGAAGCGAAGTTGAAATTGCTTGAGTTGATTGTTACGATGGCATATCAGGCAAAGATCAACTTCACGGATGTGTTCAGTCCAGTTAAGATGTGGGATGCATTGATTCATAATTCCCTACTGCGTGATAAGGTAGTTGTGCCGCAGCGTGGTCATACTGGTAGCAGAAGCATTGATGGTGCATATGTCAAGGAACCTCTGACTGGTAAGTACAACTGGATCGTGAGTCTTGATGCTACTTCGTTGTATCCAAGTATTATGATGTCATTGAATATCAGCCCAGAAACTTTCTCTGGTCGCACTGATATAAATATGGATTCACTGCTGAATAATTCCACTATCACTGAACCTTACGTCAAACAGGATTATTCCATCTCTCCTATTGGCGCGTTGTTCACCAAAGAAAAGACTGGCATTCTTCCTCGGTTGATTAAGGAAATGATGGCTGCTCGAAAGACAGCAAAGAGTCAGATGCTTAAACTTGAGTCTGAGTATGAGAAGTCCAAGGATGAGTCACTGCTTCCGAAGATCTCTGCGTTGAATAATCAACAGATGGCTGCGAAGATTGCATTGAATAGTCTGTACGGAGCAACGGCGAACGAAGGGTTCCGATTCTTTAATCCAGATGTTGCTGAATCAATTACGATCACTGGTCAATACATTCTCAAGAAGATTGAGGTCGCATTGGATATTGCTCTGAATAAGAAGTTCAATACTGGTGAGCATAAGTATCTTGTTTATGTTGACACTGACTCTGTTTATGTCAATATGAAACCAGTGGTTGATAAGTTTCTGAGCGACAAGCCAACTGAGGAAATCGTGAAGAGTCTTGAAAAGGTAGCGAAGGATATTCTTCAGACTGAGATCAATAAGATCTGCGGTGAGGTAGCAGATACGCTTGGGTTCTTTGAGAATAAGATCCACTTCAAACTTGAGGCAGTTGGTGACACAGCAATCTGGTGTGCAAAGAAGAAGTATATTGTTCGCGTGCACTCATCCGAGGGTGTTACTTATGCCAAGCCGAAGTTCAAGGTAATGGGTCTTGAGATGGTTCGTTCATCAACTCCTGCATTCATTCGTGGTAAGTTGAAAGAATCTTTGGTTCAGGTGTTTGATGGCACTGAGAAAACTGTTCAACAGTTTATCAATGGAGCTCGTGAAGAGTTTAATAAACTTCCTATCTCTGCCATTGCCTTTCCTCGCACGGCTAATTCTATTGCTGATTATTCAGATAGTAATTCAATTTACAAGAAGGCAACTCCTATTCACGTAAGAGGTGTTCTTCTGTATAATGAGATCGTGAAGAGAAAGAAACTTCAGAGCAAGTATCCGCTCATCGGTGAAGGTGAGAAGATCAAGTTTATGTATCTGACGATGCCTAATCCATTGAAGGAAAATGTAATTGCTATTCCTGCTGATGGAATTCTTCCTCCAGATCTTGGGTTCGACAAATATGTTGATTATGAGATGCAGTTTCAAAAGAGTTTCGTGAATGCCATGGATATCGTTCTTCATCCAATCGGCTGGAGGGCAGAAGAAACAAGTTCCCTTGAGGACTTCTTCGGATAATTTATTTTGTTTTGCGCGTGATACCAGGTATACTTGGTAATCAATAAGGAGATATACATATGAGTTTGCTTGACCGTATTCGCAAGAATTCAACTATTAAAGATACTTCTATTCTTTCTGAGAGTAAGTATTTTACCAAGAAAGATATGATCTCGACATCTATTCCGGCAATGAATATCGCATTGTCTGGTGAGATTGATGGCGGATTTGTTCCTGGTCTCACTTTGTGGTGTGGACCATCGAAACATTTTAAGTCAATGTTCTCGTTGATTATGGCAAAGGCATATCTGGAGAAATATCCAGAAGCAGTGATGATCTTTTATGACTGTGAGTTCGGCACACCAGCTGCTTACTTTAAGTCACTGAACATTGATCAAGAGCGTATTCTTCACGTTCCTATTATGAATATGGAAGAATTCAAGTTCGATGTGATCAAGCAACTTGAAGCATTGAATCGCGGAGACAAGGTTATCTTCGTTATTGATTCGCTCGGTAATATGTCATCGAAGAAAGAAATGGATGATGCCATTGAAGGTAAGTCCGTTGCGGACATGTCTCGTGCTAAGCAGATGAAGTCGATCTTCCGTATGATTACTCCATACCTGAATCGTCTAGATATTCCTATGGTTGCTGTTAATCACATCTATATGGAACAGGGATTGTATCCAAAGGCAATCGTCTCTGGTGGCACAGGTGTTTATCTTTCAGCTGATAACATCTTCATCCTTGGTCGTCAACAAGAGAAGGACGGTACTGACATTATTGGATACAACTTCATTATCAATGTCGAGAAGTCCAGGTATGTTCGTGAGAAGTCGAAGATTCCTATTGAAGTAAAATTCGAAGGTGGTGTTTCTACTTGGTCTGGTCTGCTTGATATTGCTCTTGAGTCTGGTCATGTTATCAAACCTTCAATGGGTTGGTACTCCAGAGTCAACAAAGAAACTGGCGAGATCGAAGACAAGAAGTGGCGAGCAAAGGATACTGACTCCAAGTTGTTCTGGCAGTCAATTATCTCCTCGGCGTCATTCCAAGAATATATCAAGAACTCATACCAAGTTTCCAATGGTGACATTATCACTGATGAAGACATCGACGCAGAACTAGAGGAAGTCTAATGATTAACATTCGAATCATCGAAAGAGGTATTAATGTCGCTCCACTCTTAGAAGAGATCCTTTCTCTTCCAGAGCAGACTTGGGTGTCGCATGCAAAAGATACGACGCACAAGATTATCCCACTGACTGTTCCTGTTATCTATGAGGGACAGGATACTTCGATCCTTGATTCGAGTGAGACAATCAATACTCCTAATTATTTCAAGTGTCCCAGAATTCTGAACTGGATGCGTCGTCGTAACTTCTATTACCATACCTGGGCAGGAATCTATAAACTTCCGCCAGGTGGAATTGTTGCTCCACATAAGGATGACTCCGGCGATTACTACATTGATAAGATGCGTTATCATCTTTGCCTTCAAGGTAAGTACCTCTACAAAGTAGAAGGTGATCCAGTTTATACAATTACACCAGGAACTCTTTTCTGGTTTGACTTACAGACCATGCATAGTGCCGAGTGTATTAGTGATGATGATAGAATTACTTTATTATTTGATCTTCCACAACCAGATACGCTCGTTAATCCATAAGAGAGGTGATTATGATCTTAGATAAAATTGAATTAGTGCATGATTCTGACCCAGAACAAATTAGACCAATTCGAATTATAGAAGGTGAGTTTGAGGGACTGGTAGTTAGGTTTGGTCGAGCATGGTTTCCAGATAC